GCTTTATATTCGCGAATATCAGAATGTTGCGCACGGTATAAAATATATTCTTTAATTACTCTATATGTTGAAAATTTTATAAGATTCTTTTCTACAGCATCCTGAATATCTTCAACCTGGACTTCTTCTCGTCCATTAATTTCGCTAGTTACAATTTCAGTTATTTTTTTAGCCACATCTTCATTTATTTCATTGACAACCGTCATTGCTTTTAATACAGCAAAATTTATTTTATTGCTATCAAATTTTACAATACGACCATCTCTTTTAATTACCCGTTTTATTAAACCAATATTACTCATGTTTGTTCCCTTTAGCTACATCGCTTTCATTTGGCATAAATAACTTTTCCCATAATTCAATCCCTTTTTCCAAATCTGCGTCTTCATAATAGAATAAATCATTTCTTTTAAAATTCATTTGCGCAATATTAGATAATAGCTGACACAAACGCATATCAGGAACTTTTTCCCACTCTTGTTTTATTTTTTCTAATATTATTGGTATTCTTTTTGGATTTCTCAATATCCCCCCTTTTATTTCCCGCTAATGCAATACACAAAGAATCATATATATGTTGACTCTTTCCTTTTAATTCTGGAAACTTCTTAATCACCCATTTTGCTATATCTTCTTTTTTAGAGTTACCATTACCGAGCACTTTCATTTTCCACGTTTTAGCTGGAATAACTTGGAATGGAATTCCATGATAAATACAAGTCGCTAAGATCATGCCTTTTACTTGCGCAAGTCCTAAAGTAGCTCTAGGATTAACAGAGTAAATATTTCCTTCAACTATGAACTTCGCATCAGTAATTAAATCCTCAGCATCTATTATATGATATAATTTGTTAGTAAGTTCTATAAATCTTTCTTCTGAAGTTGCAGCTTTAGAATCTATCTCAAAGTAATTTTTTATTTTATTATGCAAATTTATTACGACAAAAGATATTTGTGTGCTGTCGTAATCACAGCCTATAATTTGCTTTATTATGGTATCCATAAACCACTATTAGTATTTTTATCTTTTTCTGTTCTAATTCTATAATTATTTAAAACCCAAATAAAAAATTCTAAACTTTTAGTGTGTTCTGGGCAAAGATTATTAATACTTTGATGTGCTATTTGATTTTTCAAACATTTAGGATAAATACACTTAATCCTTTTTTGTGGCATTACTTCTCCGAAACTTTCATAGCTATTTTCTCTGGAAATAGTCTAAATAAAATATCTTTAATTTCTTTAGTAGTAAGTTCTATCTCAAAAGATGTGAACTTAATCTTAATTTTAGAATTCATTGAAGAAAGATCAAAAATAATATCCCTAGTGGGACATATTGTGTTATTGTGCAAATCGCTCATAGTATTTGCCCCTGTAGTAACATAGTCATACAGTGGAGATATAATGCCCATTTACTTTAAACTTTCAGACAATTTATTTTTTATATCTGTTATAGATTCTTTGCTGTTTGGAGAATTTATAAACACAATTGGCTCTTTATTTTTCACAATAATCTCAAGTGAATTATCTTTAATATATTGAGTCTCACTTTTTGCTAGATTATCAATATTTTTGTCATTCACAGACAATCTCACTTCTTCTGGTAATGCTAATGTTGAATGAACTAATAATAAAGATTTCGACAATAGCAATGATAAATTTTCATTTATCATCTTATATGTCAATGTTCTAATGTGACTATTTGAATCAATAGATTCAGCAGCTCTAATAAATGGTTCTATACTATCTACTATTTGCACCAATCTCTCGACAAACTTTCTCTTTGTTTGCTTAAAATCTTCAACTTTATTTTCTTCACTCATTTATCTTCTCCATTGAACTACAAATTTTTGTATACGAGCAATAAACATTTGGTTTTAAAATACTACAAAAAATACACCTAGAAGGAAGCTTGCCTATTTTTAAATATTCTAAGACAGAAAATAACTTAGCATAAAGTTGCTTTATTAATTCTTTGTCTAAAGTACAATGCAAAGCTACAAACTCTTGATCGTCTTTATTTTCGTATACTAACAAACCATTATTAATACCAGTAATATCCATATACACTTGTAATTGTGATATATGCTCTGGCTTTCCCACCTTTGTTTTATATATTTGTTTAAAACCGTATGAATGTATAGATTTAAGTTCACAAACAAATAATGTATTAGAAATATTTAATATCGCATCTAGTCTTCCTGAAATAGGCGGCTCATCTTTTTTTACAACTATTTCTTTGCCAGACAAAATATTAGCATTTTCAAAATAAACCCCATAACGCTCATGCATATCATTGCCATTGTCAAACTTTCTTAAAGTCTGCGCAGGTATAGGCGCCTGTTCTAACCCAATCATAGAAAAATATAATTGTCTCTCAGTGTCTGATATCCCAGAAGCAGAAAACTCTGTTCTAACTTTAGGAGTATTAATTTTTTGACACTTAAATATAGAATCATCAATAAGTTTTTTAAAGTTATCAGTTTCAAAATTTAAGCTCTCATTTTTGATTGTTTTAAGAAGATTTTTTATACTCAAAGGTTTACTTCAACACTTTTTCTACTATTTCTATTATATTCCCACAAATCCCCTTAAGTTCTTCCCATTTAGGTTTTACACCGTGAGTTCTAGCAGAATCCTTAACACTACCTAGCATTTTATCCCATTTTTCAGCCTCAATTCCCAAATATTCCAAAAATGACTTATCATCCCATTCAAAACGTACTTTAGTTAATTTTTTACTCATAAATCACCTGCTTGTTTTTAATTCTAAATCACGCCTAGTAAGTTCTCTAGATATACAATCTGCTTGTATTTGGTACATATCTAACAAACGCAACAAAGCTTTTATTTTAGATTCTTTTTCTATTAGTTGTACTTGTACTTTTTTAAAAGCAACATTATTTACTATAGTATTAGAAATGAGAAAGTCCTTAGTACTTTTCTTCTCCTGTTTTTTCTCTAATTCGAAAGCTGTGTTATTAACGCCCAAGTCAAATGATTTCTTCAGTATATTATATTCCAATTCTTCATGAGATAACAATCGCAAACAATAAGACCTCCAAGCAGCTAATTTAAACATCCATCGACCAATTTCAATTAAAGAAGATTTTGTAACCTCTTCAGGAAAAGCATATTTCTCACCAAATGAAGAAGGCTCCTTTGGCAAAGATAACGACTCTAAAGATTTTGTGACTTCTAATATACTAGTTGAATAATTATTTTCCATAGCTTTTTACTTTTTTAAGCCAAATTTTATGTGAGAACTCTGTATTGGCTTTTTTAATCTTCTCATTTCATACACTTCAGCCAAAGAATATTCTCTATGCAATATATCAAAGGGTATCATGTCTTTAACTTTATCATAAGATAAGTTATTGACTTCTATATGTGCTAAACATCTTCCAGGACGAATTATTGCGGGATCAATTTTGCTAATGTCATAATTAAACGAGATTATGATAATTGAATCAGCTAACAGTGATAAAAACCCCTCAGTTAAATTTAGTAAATTTGATCTAGCATCCATATACTGAGAAGACGCTTCAATAGACACTAAGTCCCCAACATCTTCAAATACAAAGCATGACCTTCTAAATTGAGTAATTACATTAGTTAATAGATCAGCTTCAATAAAAAATTGTGTGGGTGGAAGACATGCAATAGCTCTTCTGCCCTTATTTTTCATTTCTGTAAGAATTGAGCGTATTAAATAGCTCTTTCCAGTTCCCACTGGTCCGTTTATTAATACTAAACCATGAGACGCACTGCTCATATCTACTAAGAGAGTGTTAATTTTTTCAATAACTTTAGAATCATAGTTTACTTTTATATCATCTAATAATATTGGATCAAAAGATCTTGTTTTATAAGTAACTCCGTGCTTACTTGGTGAAGCAAACACTATAGGAATACCTTTACCCGCATGCAAATTATCTGTAATATCAAAATTAAACTTTCTTAATATTTTTAAAAGATTCTCTACATCTACATAGTGGACAAAATCTATAACACAATCTAGACAATAAATATTATTTTTAGCGTCTAGAAAACTCATTTCAGTATAATCGTCATCGTCATCTTCATCATCATGAGTTCTTTGTATTGAAATCTTAAGTACATGCGACTCCCCTTCAAAAAACATACATTTCGTATGTAAAGTGCCAAAATGATTTAATGAAATCTTCTCTAAGTCAGCAAATAATGAAATAAAATCAGTGTCTTTAATATTTTTTGGGACAGCTAAGAACATCTCCGTATTAACCTTGTTCGGATATCTACGAACCAAATTTTCTCTAAGAATAGAATACTGCATGCCATAGATGCCATAGACATCTTCAGAATAAAGTCTATTGGAATACACATCTAGATTTTGACTGACAACATTACGCTTCAAGTATAAACTCCTATTTAAACTCTAGTTCATTTTTTAAAATATTTTGAACAGTCTCTTTATTTGCTTTCTCTATATCAGCTGCTTTAATATGCACAACTTTTGATATCCCATATTCATTTAACAAGAATTTATCTCTTTTCTCATTCGCTTTTTTATAATGTTGTTTACCCTCACATTCTACAACAATTTGCAGCTCTGAAAGAATATTATTTACAAACACAAACGCCCAGCCTATTCATAAATTTTCCACAAAATTTACATTTATTTTCCTTAATCCTAGTTTTTTGTATTAAAACCTCTTCAGGACTTAAATAGTCTTCGTATTTTCCTCTTTTTACACCCTTTTCAGCTAAACTTATTTTTTTGCCAATTTCTGTTAATTTAGCAGAAGTACTTTTTGTCAATCCAGTATTCCAAGATTTAGAATTCTTATGATAACAATTAATATTACAATATTTTCTTTTACTGCTTTTCGTAACAAGAAATTCAATTCCACAACCAATACAAGCTACATTTTTAGATTTTTTGATAGATATTCTTGGGCCACGCGCTTTAGAAGCACAAGACTGTGAACAATATTGTCGAATATCTTTTTCAGAAATATACAGAACATTACCACAAGCGGGACAAATAAAACGTCTAATTTGCATATCGACCCAGTATCTTAACCCAGTAGTTTTATCAACTTTAGAAGTTTTACCTTTCTTCCAGCTATAAAAATCTTTTGTGCATGTAGCTTTATATAAATTTTCAGGACAAAATTCTTTTCTTTCAATACTAGATTCCGAGAATAGATTAATAAAAGAAATAATATTTTTTCTAACAACTTCTTGGTTATCTTTTTTCATTAAAAAATCAGCTTCTATTCTTAAAATGGGCAACTTAAATTTTTCCATTAAAAAAGAATCTCTTCTCATATCTCTATTTTTAGCATGAAATGGGCCATCAGCTTCAAAACCTAAATGAAGCTTAGGCAAATAACAATCAAGAAAAAAGCCACCAAATTCAACTTCTTTCTCAACTAGGTATCCCATATCTTGAAGAATTTCTTCTAATTTTAAATGTGGTTTTGTATTTGTAAATACGGGAGAAATACCATTAATAACTCTAGTTTTAAATTTATTTCGCATATTTAGCTTTTGTTTGTCATTCCATTTATGCCCGTAATTTGGATTATCTTTTCCTAAATTTTTTAATCTCTGTTTTTGTCTTTGCGCATCAGTCCAATAATATGTAGCATGTCCCATTTGGCTTTTACTTTGCTTATTTCTAATTTCTAGAGATCTAACTACTCCATATCTCTCAGCATATTTTATTCCCTTAAGAACTGAAATCTTATGTTTTATTTCTTCTTTTGACAAATAAATATTTTGACCTATGCTTTATATAGTAATTATATACCATCACACTCAATAAGTAAAATATCGACCTGATAAGGCTCCATAGCAACTTCTAAATTAGTTCTATATCCCAGCTCATTTATCCAGGATTCCAATAAAAGTTGTTTTTCTGTATAATATTTATCTGACATTTATTTTTCTCTTTTGCATATTTTGTAATAACTCTTTTCTATTTATTACAATAACCTCAGAAAGTGGCTCAATAATTTTGTAATCATAATATGTTCTTGTAAAATCAATAAGTATATCTTCTGGAAATATCATTTTAGTAATAATTTCAGTTGGAAATTTATTTTCTTTAAATGACTTAAACCTAAGCGCTACATCAAAACTATATGTGTATGATAATAAAATTTTGTTTGGTGGCCTTAATATACTTTGAGCCCTATATAAAATTACAGGTTTATTTGGTCTATATACTTTCATTTTTTCTTGTAATTCTTTAGAAGGTATTAAATATGAATTACACGAATGAACCCAATCATCTAACCATTTATACATTTCATGCTCAACGCTGCTGAACATACGTTACAAATAGTACTATTAATAAAAGAACTGTTATTATAAACAAAGTTTCCAATTATTTTTATTTTATATTCACTTTTTTTCTTAGCTCAGACATTAATTTATCGTCTTGTTGTATAGTACAAATAGAATTGTCTTTTCCAACACCTAATTTAACTTCCCCATACATATAAGTATTCCTTTGTTTTGTAATCAAATTCATTTCTAAAGCCACTTCAAATAGTATGAAAGCGTAGTCTACTTGACCAGTTATAAAATTAAATGGAATCTCTGCAGTTTGAAATGGAGAAGCTAACTTATTTTTAGAAGTTAAACATCGAATAATAAAACCCACTTTCTGGTCTTCTTTATTTTTTATCCACTCTTTTCTGCTAACTTCTAAGATAATACTAGAAAAAAAGTATTGCCCTTTTCCACCGGGCATAGATTTAAAAATTCCAGGTTTTCCAATAGATTCTCTTAATTGATTAATCGCAATAAAGACAGTATTATTATTTTCTGCAAGTATTTTTCTAAAGCCCTTATTTATTAATCTAGATTGAAGTCCAATAAATTGCTGTTCCATATTTTCGTTTATTTCACTAGATGGAACTAAAGCTGCAAGACTATCTAATACAATTAAATCGACATTTTCTTTTAAAAAATGTATTATCATATCTATCCCTTCTTCACCAGTGTTCGGCCTTGCAACAATTAATTTATTCAAATCAATTCCGGTCATCTTAAACCACTCTGGATCAACAGCTTTTTCAGCATCAATAAAAACACAAGACAATCCATCTTTTTGTGACGTTTCAATAAACTTTTGTGTAAGAAAAGTTTTACCCGTACTAAACTCGCCACTTATAACTATACTCCGACCTCTTGGAACACCACCACCCAGAATATCATCTAATATCTTTATTCCAGAAGAAATCTTTTTTATCTTTAAATCTGGATCATCACCGATAAAAATCTTTCCTTTAAATGAATCATTCGCGTTACTTAATAAACTTTTTATTTCAACCATTCTAAGCTCTCTGCTTTGAGTAATCAATTGTACTGCTTAACGAATTTTCTTTTCTGTAGTCATTACAAAATTCTGGTGGGCATCCTAATTGATAAGTTCGCCAGGGTATCTTATCTTCACCACATATTTTACATCTAAGAAAAATAGGCTCTTGTTTTAGTTCAATGCTACTATAACTAGTATAACTATCCAATTTATTCCCCCTGATATATTATATAATAATTAATGATTTTTTCCATTAACTACATCACCCTTAGTTTTTCCGTGTTTAAATGGTCTTGTTCTATTATATTGCATTTTGTTTATTATTTCACTTTCGATATCTATGCCTAGAGTACCACAAATATCCATTAACCTTATAAAAATATCAGCTATTTCAATATTAAATGCAATTTTTTCATCTTTTCTATATGCTTCAGCAGCTTCAGAAACTTCTGAGTGAACTAAGCATAATTTTTCTAGCATATTATCCCAAGAGGTTATGAAGCCCTTTTTCTCTCTCCAATTAGCAACATCTCTAGAGAAACTATTCAATGCTAATAATTTAGCATCTTGACAATTATGTGCTGACGTTATTGATCTACTACCACAAATTGTGCATGCTACATTTGTACAAATATAATTTGACTTCATATATCCTCATTATAACTTATTCCAATACAAAAAATGTCTATTCTTCGTTTTATCTTTTAAAGTACTAATTATTTTTGAATATTTCTCTTTACTTCCCAGATAATACATTTATGGCAACCTATATTCAAAATCTTCTTTAAGTTTTTCTTTTAGAACTATTTGATGCAATGTTACCTTTCCGCTTTCTTCAATAAGTTGAATTCCTAATTTATCTGGATAATCATCTTTTAAATAGTATACATCAGTTATTCCAGAATTTATAATAGCTTTTGCGCAATATCCGCAGGGAATAGATTGAGTATAAATACTTGCGCCATTCGTAGATATACCATGTTTCGCTGCTTGCACAATTGCATTCACTTCAGCGTGACCTGCTCTACAAAGTTCCATACGTTCACCCGAAGGAATATTTAGTTTTTGTCTTAGACAACCCACAACAACACAGTGAACACAGCCACTTGGTGCGCCGTTATAGCCCGTAGAAATAATGTTATTTTCTTTTGTTATTACTGAACTAATTTGGCGTCTAAGACAAGTGCTTCTTTTAGAAAGTACACGAATAATTTCAAAAATGTTTGCATTAAAAGTTTGTTTCTTAAAAGTTTGTTTCATTTTAATATATTATTTATCGCTAGTGATAATCCTTTATCCAAAGTTATTCTTGGTCTCCAGCCAAGTGATTTTAGTTTTATATTAGCTAAGACATGGTCATATAAATACTCAGATAATTCATTGTATATCACAATCGGCTTATGTTCTAATTTATTTAACAATAAATTTATTATCTCTGAATATTTAATTGCATTACCATAACTAATGTTATAAATTCCTCGCGAATTGTTTTCTAGTAATTTCATAAATGCTGTCCCAAAATCACTAATATATAAATAGTCTTTTTTGTATTCACTAGAAATATTTAGTGTTACACATTTTTCCCTATTCGCTGATGCATGTATTATCTTTGAAATATTACTACTAGTATCCCTTTGCGCACCATATACAAAGCATATACGCAACAGTAAAACATCATCTAATCTAAAATATCCCAATAAATCTAAATGAGATAAGTACTTAGTTAAACTATAATAAGTTTTAGGATTTATTTGTGATGTCTCAGTATATAATTTTATAGTTGGATGACAATCAAGCATCGCAGTTGTTTCAAAATGAATTAGAAATGTATGATATTTTTTACAAGCGCTTATTATATTGTGCGAACCAACAACATTGCAAGAAAAACTTAAGTTTCTGTCGTCATCACATTTATCTGTATTTACTATTGCAGCTGTATTTGTGACAATATCAGGTTTTAATTTGGTAAAATAATGTTGCACTAATTCATTATCGCGTATATCAAGTTCAGGATATTCATTGTATTGTGTTTTAAATGTTTTATGTTGCTCAAGAATGTACTGGTTTAGTAGTATATACTGTGTATTTCGAGATAATTGTGCTATGACTTCTCTAGCTAACATTCCATCTTCGCCCGTAACTAGTACAGTTGTCATTTAATTTTCTCCAATATCTCTTTTGCGATAGTGTCAATATCTTTATTATTCACATCTATATGCAAGATATTTTGCACACTTAGTTCTGTAAATGCTTTAAAATATATGTCGCGCATTTGTGCCAAATCTATAACTGAATAATTAAAAAAAGTCTCCTTAACTTGACAACGCTTAAATGCTATTTCAGGAGAAATATCTAGAAAAATTGTTACTATTGGCAATTTTGAAAAATTATCTTGCATTTCTTTAATTTCACGCATTCTTTCTGGTGTCACGCGCTTAAAAAATGTATCAAAGACATACAATGAACATATGAATCTATCAATTACTAAATCATGAAAATTATATTTACCCAGAAGTTCTCGAATTCTAGTAATCACAGGACTTTTTCCAGAGCAATCAAGTCCCTCGAAAATCAATATTTTTATTTTGCAACTCCTATAATTTTTTCTAACTCCTCAATGTATTCTTTCTTTAAATTATTGTTTCGCGCAATATACGACGGATGATATATCGAATATACATCACAATCATTATAGTGAGTAAATTCGCCTAATTTACCATTGAAAAAATCTATTGATAGCTTTCCCATTGCAACAATTAATTTAGGTTGTACGATTTTAAGTTCTTTTTGTAGCCAATTATTTGCACAAACATTAATAGTTTCAATATCAGGAACAATATTATCTTTAGTGCTGCACTTAACTAAATTTGTATAGTAATATTTTGACTTAAAACCCAATGAAAATAGCATGTTCATGAATTGGCGACTGATACCCACGTCATCAATGGGCGTGATAATATTTTTATGCCGATAATAAGATGGATTTTGCGCAACAAAGAAGACTTTTCCAAAACCATAGCCAATTAATTTCCCATGACCCAATTGAGAATTTGCTATATTCACACTTAGTTCGCATAATTTGCAGTTTGAACAACTATATTGTTGACAATGTAAATTATATAAGTCAATATTAAATTCAGCTTTTTTACCCCAACTAAATGATGAATACGCAACTTCAACTTTTAATGGCACACGGTTAAGTACACTAGAGAATTCCATTATTTCTTTTATTTTAGGAATAACCTCGAAATATTCATCGTTTGCAACATCAAATGCTAGCTCATCATGAATTGATAGAATCATTCTTGTTTTCTTATCTTTTAAATAGTCTGCAATTTTCACCATTGCAGATTTTAATATATCTGCGCAAGATCCTTGCACTAAATAGTTAATCCCCGTATATGAACGTTCTGCATCAATTCGATATCTTCGACCAAATTTATTAAAAATATAACCTCTAGTTTCAACTGTTTTTGCAACTTTATCAATAAATTGTTTTAAACTCTTAAAGCGCTTAAAAAATTTATTTAAGTACGCTTTAGCTTCATCATACGTTTTGTTTATTTGTGTAGATAATAATTTCGGGCCAATACCATATAATATACCGAAATCTATTTTTTTAGTTGTATCACGCAAATACTTATATTCTGCTGAATCTTTGTCTTCGGGCATCTTAAATAACTCATGTGCAATAGCGCTATGTACGTCAATATCTTTATTAAATGCATCAATCATCACGTCTTCATTTGCATAATCAGCTGCAACTCGTAACTCCATTTGACTATAATCAAAGAAAAATAATTTCCCTATTGATGGAATAAACGCAGAACGAATACTGCTAATATCATTTTCATCTATCATCTTGTTAATATTATCGCTACTAGTAATTAATGAAACGTTCCTAGTGGGAAATTCTTCTATTCTAGGAATATTTTGTAAGTTTGGTTCAACACAAGAAAGACGCCCTGTTCTAGTTCCATACTGTCTAAAATTACAATGAATAAATTCGTTAGTGTCACTTGTATAATTAAGAAATGGCTCAATGTATGTAGATAAAAGTTTAGCACGTGTGCGATAACGCAAAATTGCATCAGCAAATGGATGCTGTAATTGCGCTAAAACTTCTTCACTCCATGAAAATGAATTTTTTCCCATTACAGGCGAAGTGAACTTTAAACTCTGCATCACTTCATTTAACTGCTTATTGCTCAATATATTAAATTCAGTTCTTGCAAAAGAAAAAATCTCTTTCTGTAATAAATCTAATTTCTTTGTTTCTATTACTTGACATTTAGTAACATACTCTCTATCAATTTTTACGCCCGATAATTCCATTTGTATTAATGTAAATAATAATCTATGTTCTATTTCACAAATAGCTTGTAAGTTCTCATCAACTATTTGTTTTTGAAAAAGTTTAAATAGTTCTAGCGTATATAATGCGTCATTTGATGCATATGTAACCATATCATCTATTGGAACTTGTGCATATGACTTAATTTTACTCTTGCGCATCAATTTTTTAAGTATGTCTTCTGAGCTTTTCGCTGATTCGTCAATCAATTCACTAGCAATTTCTTTTAGTCCATATCTAAATTTCTCTTTTAAACAAAGACGCGCAAGTATTAAAGTGTCATATATCTTAAATTTAAAAATATCAATGTTTTCAAAATATAACATCTCGAGATCAAATTTTAGATTATGCCCAATAATAGTAACATTATTTGAAATGATCATGTCATATAATAGTTTGACCGCATTGTTAGAAAACCCATGACTATTATATATATTCTTAATGGGTATATAAAATACTCGCTTATCTTTAAATGAAATTGAAATACCACAAATCCTATCTCCTAAAAATGGAAATAATCCCGTAGTTTCAGTATCAAATCCAATATATTGCTGCGATTTGATGTCCTCTAATAGTGTGTTAAATTCATTGTTTGTCTTAATCAGCATTGAATAATCCAAAATCATTTTTAGATAAATACTCTACATTACTAATAGGAAGATACTCGTCAGCATTAGGAATTGTAATTCCTAATTGTTTTGCAATCGTGTCCTTATTAGAACAAGAATAATTAAAAGAAGCATAATTATCTTGATTCAAATCTTTATTTCTACCGCAACTCCTAAATAGACAACCAAAAGCTTCTGATAAAGCATAATTCTGATGATATTCACAGATTCTTTTCCAGTCACATGAGGGTCTTAGATAACTACCCAATAAAGGAAATACTTTATGCACTTCTTCTCTAATTAACCATGCCACTGCTACGGTATCTGCTTGTTCGCAATTTTTCAATCTTTTATTACAAAAATTTCTTAAAGCCATATAATTCATAGACATTGAAAAATTATGACAAGCAGAAATAGGGAGTAGAGCTCTTGCATCTTGCCAATTTGATTGTCCCTCAGAAATTAATCTATGGTATTCCTTTTTTGCCATATTGCAAGATATCTTAAAATTATCAAGAGATTGCGCATCATCCCAAATTGACTGTGGCACTCTAAATCCTATGTCAGAATGATCATTGTCGCGCCAACCCTGACTCGAAAATACTGCCCCTATTCTAGCTCTCGCTATTTGGTCAAACGCTGATCTAGAACATTTTTCTATTGCAAAACAAAATGTGGGTTCTTCCATTGCGTTAGGCAAAGCTTTAAATTCTAATATTGCTTTTATTACCTGGAATTTGCCTTCTAAAGAAGTTTCATGCCATTTATCTATAGTATTTCCCCATGTTGAAGTTGCCATATTATACATCGCTTTATATGGGTTAATGTTATAATCCATTAGTTTTACTGAAATTCCTTTTACACCCTCATAGAATTCAGTTTTAAGTTCTACGTTTTCTTTGGGATTTGTTCCCATTATTTTTCTTAATTCACCTATGCTATTCACTTCAATTCCTCAATTTCTTTAATATTCCTTATATCTACTCCAAATTGATACGCCTTTATTCCCAATGCCTTAAAATCACTACAAGTATCTTTATTGTCATCAATAATAAATTTTATATTATTTATCCCCTTGCAATCAATTATTTTTCGATTCTCTGATGAAAGCAAATAATCATAGGGAATACTATTATCTGATAACCATTGTAATGTATAAGAATACATTAAAAAGTATTTCGAAAAGGGCCTATTTGTAAATAATATTATTTTATACTTTTTAAGTTTAAGTTTATCTAATGCTTCAATAGATGAGGGTATTACTTGAAGTTTAGATTTTGCGTCGCTAGATCTATATAAATGTTTATAGCGTTCATATTCTACAGGATTATTAATATATTCGCTATATTCTTTATTATATGTAGATAGCACCCAGTCATAAAAGCATACTGGATAATTGTTTAATACGCCATCGATATCAATTAAGCAAATATTATCCTTATTATTAGAAAGTTCTTTATCTTGAATCCATCTTCTTTCTACCTCCAAAGATTTCAAAGTAAATATTTTTGATATTACTTCTACATCCATTCCCCAGATATACATTAATCCCCACAAATATTTCTGAACATCTATAAGCTCTGTGTAAACATTGTCTATGTTCAACTCTTTATTTTCAGCTCTATGGCTTTTCCAATTTAGTTGTTCTAATACTTCATCACATTCACTATGTAAAGACAAGATATATTCTTTTGTGAGCCTAACTTTATCAGCATAAGTAATAGGATGTTTTACACCATAATCAACTAATATTTTATCAGTAAATCTTTTTTGTATATTATACAGTTCTTCCATCAAGCACCTTTATAACTTTATGATAAGTAGTATCAATTCTCTCTTTCTTATCCCATGCACCAAAACGTCCTATTCTTATAACATTCTCATTGAATCCTCCGCCAATGACATTAGTAGTAGTAACTTTTATAGTAGCTTTGTAGTCAGCATCAATTTGTGTTTTTGCTTCGATAAATGCACTATTAAATACTGTGCCAAATCTAAGATACACACTATCAGGCAAAGTATCATAGAAACAGAAATTAAGGTTAGCAAGATCATGATAATGTTTAATAAAACTAATCCTAAAACAGCAATTTCCAGGAAAGAAAAAATTAAATGGGATACTTGAAAATACTAAATCATACTTGGTAGATAAAGAGTTAACATCAGCAATACTAGTAATTCTTAAGTTCAACATTTGACCTTTAGCTATATTATATAAAAAATTAATTGCTTCGCGAAGATTATAAATCTCCTGGTAACCACATCGAACATTGTTCTTCATCTGTGTGTTGTCATAGACTTTTTGACTATAGTTTTCACTAGCAACTTTTAAATCACAATTATTCGGAATAATTTGGTGAAGCAATGAGCTGGGTTTTAAAGGTAGTCCACATGATTCATGCAAATAATGAAATCCTTCTACAATGGGCACTTTAATATTATCAGAGATAATTTGAGGATATACACCCCTGTTCAAACATGCCCAATAAGCCATTAAACCTGAGGGCCCAGATCCTAAAATAGCTACTTTCAACTTCATTTATTGCTTTTCTTTTCTATGGCTAACACAGCTTCTTTTAGTATTTTTACTTCATTTCTAAGCACTTTTACTACTTCTACTAGCGATTTCTTTTTCTCTACGTCTAAATCAGTAAATTCCTTTTCTAACAATGTTTCCAGTTGTGTCGAAGCTTCATCCCAAACTTTTGGTAAAGCTTTTCTTACTAGTTCAAGTTCCTTGTCTACATTACTAACATCTACTTCTTGCACTGACACTGCGGGTCGTATAAATTCAAAATTATCACCCTTTGGTAATTTTAAAGTTAATCCCAAATCTACGCTTACCTTCGCCATATTTACTCCTTCATAACATTTATATTTGGTAGATTTTCTAATTTTGTTCCCAAATTTTATCTTCCTATTATATTATTCAATCTACGGTGTTCGTGTGGTTTATTTGAGTTTGCTATAATTTTTTCCAAGCCAAAAACCCTTTCTTCTAACAGTTTCACACGTTCTTCTAAACTTAATGTTTCTCTTATTTCCCCTGAGAAAAGAGAACCCACGGGATCGACAATTCTCGCGGTCACTGTTTGTTTTTTCTTCTTTCTAAGTTTTATGGGAACGTCATCAATTAAGAAACTCCCATGTAAAGGACAATCTTCAAGCATCCAATAGTTTCCGTTCCCCACACCTTTTCCATAATTATTATCCATTTGAGGACATGTACAACCTCTTTCTATTGCTTCCAAGCTTCCCGGATTATATGAAGATTTGTCTAATTTTTTTATCTCCATTTTTAAGCCTCTTTACGTCTTTTCTTATGTTTTATATTATTGGCTGCTAGGCAATTTCTTGCAATTAAAAAATCCGATTTAACTTACTCTTTAAAGTTATGCTCTACGAAAATACATTCTTTAAATTTTTGCACCAATATGAGTATAATTCTACTTTCCCCGCAACTCAATCGGAAAGAGTAGCTGACCACACTTTTTAACTTTTAAAATAAACTGTCATTAGATTTAGTTAGTGAATCTAATATTTGCTGAGAACTTTCATCAGATTTTGTGTTTCCCCGTATACCGTCTGAAGAATACATTATTGTAAGTAAGTCTTCTAATGATTTTAAACCCTTCTTAGACTCAGTGACTATGCTAGAAGCTTTTGTTTTATCATCTGGCATAAGAGCATACGTGGTATCATTCATACTGTCACCCTTGCGTTCCCAAGTATAGTCTCTATCTACTAGAGTCTTATATTTACCGTAATAACTAGTAAATAGGCCTTCTATATATCCGCCATTACCTTTTCCAGTAAAAAGCAACATTGGAAAATTTACTTTCTCTAAATATTTCTTTGTGGCAGAATCTAGTTTCCAATCAGTATCAGGCCTTTTTTGTCTGTGTTCAATCTCATAGACAAATATATACGCTAGTATTTTTTGTCTGATAGCTTTGTTTTCTTCAGTGAAATTATCGCCACTGCATATCGGACAATCTCTACCCACACAATAAACATCTTTAGAGAATTTCTTTCCTGAGGGAAAGTTTATTGTATAATTATGAAATGGTACTTGAATAATTTCATCACCATCAGTTAAAAATCTAAGCTTAACAGAATCACCACTACTTATCCTAAGTACTTTTATTAAATTATCTTTCTCGGATTTAGCTTTTTGAACTTCTTCTGAATGCGCTTTTATATTTTGCAAACCTTTTAACATTCTCTTATTTTTCTCCTTTCAATTTCAATTCTTTTTCAAAAAATCTTATAGCTTCGACTATTTCTTCTTTAGTTCCAGTAGTAGAAATAAACGCTTCTTTATTATTTGACAAAGTGTATTTTACAGATACTGTTGAAACACCCAATTTATTCTCCTCTTATTAAATTTAATTTTTTTGATCTTATTCTTTCTTCTAAATCTTCTTTTGTATGTTCGTCAGGGTCTTTATTTTTATCTAGCTCTACTCTATATACTATAAATCCCTCCCTTATTAATTTTGTAGCTATATTTTCTGTTGCTTTATTTCCAGCGTCATCATTATCTAGTATTAAATTTATTTCTTTAAAATATTTTTTTAAAATTGAAACTTGAGTATCGCTTATTCCAGAATGAAATAAAGCTAAAACATTCTTAAATCCGTATTGATACAATTTTATTTGGTCAAAGGCCCCTTCAACGAGATAACATTCTGAAGAAGGCGCTATTAGATTAAGACCAAAAATTAATTTTGAAATAGAAAAACCAAAAGAATTTTTGTATCTTTTCTCTAGTATGCTTCTATTAACAAAACTTTCCAGTTTGCCCTCTTTATTAAAAATTGGAATTGCAATTTCCCTACACTTTATATTATATAAAATCTTGTAAATTTTTATTGTATCTCTTGTTAAACCCCTGCTAAATAAATATCTTAAAGAATCTTCATTAGAAAGTGCGGAAATATAATCTATTGAATTGATTAAAGAATAATTTTCTAATAGTGTCTTTGTGTTAAAGATACTATTCAAATTTAATTTAAGATTATTTTGCCACATTTCATAAGTAAATAAGTTATTAGTTGTATATTTATTTTTGGCTTCTTCTCTAGTTATACTTAATCTCTTTGCAATTAAATCAAATACATTACCTTTTACACACCCAGCAAAACAATTTACAAGCCCTTTTTCTTTGTGTATTCTTAATGAGGGATTAGTATCTTCATGAAATGGGCAAATAACTAAATAGTCATTTTTATCTTCAGAGATATCGCCTAAGTCTAATGATTCTAATATGTTTATTATTTTCATTTATTTTGTCTTATGTCTAGGTAGATAGATTTGAACTATCGAACCTCTTGGTCCCAGGCCAAGCGCTCTACCAAACTGAGCTATACCTAGTCTTCAGTAATTCCAATTTTTATAGTATTTTGACCGTATTCTATGTATCCAGATTGTTCATCTTTACAGAAACCTTCAAATGACCTTTCAGGAGAACTTTGTTCTAATTTCATTTGTCTAATTAGATTTTCTAGTTTATATAATTCCTTCCAAGTTAATATAACTATTTTCATTAAAATACTTCCTTTTCTACATTTATTACATCTTGATTTTGTTTTTCTATTTTAGGTTTTGTGCTTATTAAATTACCAACATTTCCTTTGTCTATATCAAATGTTATACAAGCTCTTTTATTTATTACAGCCCCACCACTTCTTCTTTTTGGCACTTTTATATATCTATACAATGGTTCGTCTTCTTTGTCACTTATCATTATTAATACATCTGCAGCCTGAGCTAACGCATCACCATAAGAAATATTATCCATCTCTGGGCCTTTGACAGTAGTTCCTCTATTAGCTTGTGTAGTAATCAATATAACTAACTTATTACTGACAGCAATATTTTTTAAACCATAAGAAATATTTTTCACACTTTCCCACATTCCATTGTTCCTACTAGAATCTTTCAATAAAGGAAGGCCATCAATAGAAACTAACTCAGGTTTGTGCTCATCAATAAGTGCTTGTATTATCTCTAAAGTAAATGGCCCATAATTATGCGAATCAACTGTTAACCAATCGTCTCTAGCGCCAACTTCAGTTAGAAATTTCTTATATTCATTCAAATTTATATTATTCCCAGATGATAGCTTTTTATGGCTTAATTCCCCCTTTTTCATAAGATTGAACATTAACACATCCCATCTGTCTTCCATCTCTTCCACAGTTAACTCTGGACTAATCATTAACACTCTATGATTTTCAATATATGCTACACAACTAGTATATAATAATAGCTCTGTTTTTCCTATTCCCGGCCGGCCAACTAGGCCAATTAAATTCCCTGGCTGCCATCCCAAATAATCATCATCAAATAATTTGAAGCCCGTTCTTAAACCAAGTATCTTCCCAGAAGAAATTATACTTTTTCGTTTTAAATATCTATCAAGTCTTTCTAAAGCATTTTTATCTGTAGTATTTTTTGACAACTTTGTAGTTTTTCTAAATGACAATAATTTTGAAGTAATAAAATCAATTGCTGCTTTAGCATCATTTTTCAGGATTGATGTGCTCTGTTCAAGTACTTTAGCAGTTTTAAACTGTAAATCAAGATTTAATAATTCATCTACTAAATAATTTATTTCATCCTTTCCAACATCATATTTAGCAAAATCTTTAAAATTTACTTTTATAATGTCATATGTTGGTATCTTAGAATATTTTTTATAGTATTCTATGAGAAACTTAAAAATATCTTTTCTATTCCTAAAACAATCTATATTCACACCCAGCTCATATAAAATAGCTAAATCTTTAGCTTCTTTGATAGTATTTAATAATCTTTCTTCAACTTCAATCGGAAACATCAACATCCTCTATAAAAGAATCGCATTTAATTATAGATAAAACTGGAGTGAGATTACGATAACAAACTGGGATATAAACTACTTCTATATCCCAAGCAGTTTCTATTGGCTTCATTTCAAAATACTTACATCTTCCACAACTATAATTTTCCATAAATTTCTTCCAATTCTTGTATAATCTCTTCTTTTCTATTTTTATCTTCAACTGTTGTCACTATAGCTGTAATATAGTCTTCATATTCTTCTAGTAATATCAGTGAATATTTTCTTTTATCTGGGGATATTCTAAATATATTGTTATAAAAATAAGCTACTTTTTTATATTTAGAAAATTCATTATCAAAAAAACTTTTATTAGTAAACTTTAATAAATTAGAGTTAGTACTATATTTTTCTAAAAATTTTGAAATGGCAAATATGATTAATTCTAAATCATATTCTTGCAATAATAATTTTAAACTCTTTAATTCTCGACCAATATTCTCTTTGCCGTATTCAATATTATATAAATTTTTTAAATTTCTTGTAAAAATATTTCTTATCTGGAATAGGTTAATTTTCTTTGCATTCTCTTTACTATTTTCCAATATTTTTTATTACCAAATTCCTCTTTTACAATATATGAAGGATATCCTAAATTTATTAAGTCATAGAATTTCTCTTCATCTCTAGTGACAAACATAGATCGATATTCTATTTCTTCTAAAGTTGAATCATTATCAGCTACAATGTTTGTTAGTGAATAACCAAAGATATCATCATCCAAACTAATAGATAAACCATATCTTTTTTTAGATCTATTAATATTCCTTATGTTTTGGATATACTGCTTAAGATATGTGATTAAGCAAGTAGAAAATTTTGAAATAACGGGATCATGCACATCAAGAGCTTTTAGTGCAATGATATTCAATTCTTGACGTAGGTCTTCAAAAGGAATTGATAATTGAAAATAATTCTTATACGCCAATGAAGTTATTAGCGGATACCATTGGCGTAAAACTTTCTCTTTCTCTTCTTGACTTTTCATTTCTCTCCTTTTATTTTTATTATTTTACTGTTCTAAATATTTTATTAAAAATAGCCTTGAACTTTAATAATTAAGAATTTCAGTGAAAAGACGTACTCTTGTGCACACGATATAGAGCAATATTTTTGTTTATAAGACTTTATAAATAATTTGTTACATTTCAAACAAACAATATTATATAACAAAAATTTATTTCTTTATCTCTCTAAATATAATATTAAATAATGCCCTATGTCCACACTCTGGGCATCTAACTATTTTATTACCCCTCTTATCTGGTGCTCTATTAAAATATTTTTTTGTAGTTACTATATAAGAATTTTTGCATTCTGGACAAATAATCTCCATAATTAAATCCTATTATATTTTATACCATAACATTTAGAAAGTAAATACCCTAAAAAATTATTTATGCTCATTCCATACCATGTTCTCTTGTTTAGATTTATCAGAATCTTCTTGAGAATCTAATGATTTAGACTCTACTTCATTAAATGCATCCTCTTCTCTTGTATTTTTTCTTGGCTTTTTAAACTCAGCTAATAGCTTTTCAACTTCATCAGGAGATTTTTTCTCTTCATCAACTTTGTCTTCTTTTTCACCAGGTAAAGCTAAATCTTTACCGCCGGGTTTCTGCATAGGTAATCCACCGCCCATGTCAAGACGTTTAGCTTCTCCACTAACAGAAAAATCAATATCAAACAGATTTCTTCCTTTTCCTTTTTGCAATTTGATATCAAATCCCATCTGGAATAAAGCATTCGCTAATTGTATTTTTTGTTGCGAAACTTGCAATTGTGCTTGCTCAGTTTTTTCCTCTGGTGTTCTAAGTTTAATTTCCCAATCAGTAATACCAAAAGCTTTAAGTATTTTGGGAAGCACCTTTTCATTTATAATTCTTTGGTAGTCTTCTATAGTGATTGAAAATAATCTTAATTGTTGTGTTTGTCCGCTTATACCTCCCACTCCCTCCATAACGTTCATATACATTTGAGGAACGCCATAAATAGAAGACACTCTGTCTCGGATTTCATTTCTAACTGGCAAATAATCCATTTCATGTAAAGTGTGGAATAGCCGCACAAAATCAGTTCTTCCCCTACCAGTTTTTGTAGAAACTGCCACCCATGGAGTATATGTTGGATCTTCCATCATTTTAGATTCCACAGTATCTTTAGCTATATCTAATGACTTTGGATCATCGGTGTATGTTAATATAATGCCCGTGGGTGTTTTTCTTTCAAAAAAGTATCTATACAAGAATCTGTCCATTCCAGATAAAGTCAATATTTTTTGCATAATAGTTAAGAGGGGAGAGTACCCATAACTGTCACTTTCGGAAAATCTACTAAAATGAATTATTTCATCTTCAGTATAATACAATCTAGATCCCCTATGATTGTAAATGTACATCACAGGAAAAGTCTCTTTGCCACATTCATCTACTAAGCATAAACCGGGATCTGTTCGTGGCTGACCCCTATGCTCATAACAAATCCAATGAGTATTTTTTGGAAGACCCTCTTTGTCCAACTCTATTTCCATTAACGCTGGATGTATTCTTCTAATCTCTTCTACTTTTGAATACTTTAATTTATTGTTCTCATATTTATAAGTTTTATTTAGTAGTAAGAAAGCATCATCGCAATTATGATAAATAATACCCTTACCAACATATGAATTATCATCTTCAATCTCTAAGTTGTATACAATACCCTCATAACATTCTTTCTTTATTTCAATAATACGAGAACCATTATGCACAGAAACATACTTCTCACTAATAATATTTGTCAAAAACTCTTTCCAAAATTCTCTTCTGTATCCAGTTTTCATATGACAACTTTTACATAAAGAAATTAAGTTTTTCTCAACAGAATTTGTCTTGTCATAATCGATATGGTGTGCAGAACAATTTATGGAATATTTTTTGCATATTTGACAAGTAAAATTGTCTCTCTTAAATATTTGATATTTTAAATCATTATTAAATTCAAAAGTATATGGCAATCGAGCTATTCCACCATTCCAATTAGGATTATTTAAACCTTTAAAATTTCCTATTTTTTTCCTAAAGTTATATCCATGTGGTTTTCCACTTTGACTTAAAGAATTTTTTTCTTTTATTATTTTTGCTTTTTCTAAGCCATAATATTGTTCCCAAGTTAAACCTTTTCTAGGACTTATATAATTATACTTTCCTCTTTTTATACCTTTTCTTTTTAAAGCTCCAACTTTCCAACATCTAACTTTTCTTTCTTCTGAAGTTAAATTATTTGTATAATTTTTAACATCTGATAATTTATACAGAATATCTTCTTTAGTTAATTCATCCACCCTAATCCAACCTCTTTTTGTATAAATAGGGTGATTTCCAGTAATCTTGATTATCTCTCTATTATCTAAAGTTAACTTAAATATTTCTTCATTAATTTGCCTAGTATATACTTTAAGTACTTTTTTTACTTTTCCAGTATGAGTATATACTTTATCACCAACTTGGATATTTTTAATTTGTGTATATCCTTGCTTAGGTGTCATTCTATAAATCAAAGTTTCAGGAACAACACAAATATTAACATCATCTACAACCATACGAAGATTATCTTCTATAGTTTTTCCGAACTCATTACAATTATATTTTACTTTTTCAAAATAGTCTATTTGTGATAAATCTGGAGAAATTGTTTCTACTCTAACTTTGTTGCCTTTTTCATCTAATACATAAGCTTTTTCATAATATGGCTTTTTATTTAACTCATATTCGCCTGCAGAGTTTAATACTTTTTCAACATTATATCCAGCTAATTTCTCTTCAGTTTTAAAACAATCTGGACAAAATTCTGTGGGTTCTTGATATTCAATAGCACATTTTGGGCATTTAGCAACAAATTTTGGAATCCACTCATCAAAGCCTTTCCTAAATATTTCATTTTTAAGATGTAATAAAGCTGTTCTTACTTCAGTTATATCAAAAGCTAATAAATATAAATCCTGAATAAACATCCTTCTATACGAATATGCTGTTCTTAACCAGTCAAAGTACAACTGCTCCATTCCTAATGGCTTATATTTAGTAGAAGTTTTTTCTGAAGACTTTAAAAATTCCAAAAACCCACTTTGATAAGTAGTTATCTGTGTATTAGTTGTAACATTATTTGATAGAAAATCTTGTAATTTCATCTTTACCCTACCTTAAAATCCCATATCTAGTGCTTTTAGTAAGCAATTCAGCTTTATCCCAATCTCTTTTTATAAAAGCATTGTATATGGGAACTTGATATTTGTAATCAGAAGTATTTTCTTTTATTGGTTTTAGAGCTAAAATAAATAAGTCGTATAATGACTTAGATTCCTTTTCATATTTTTTAAAATAAGAAATCTTTTTTAATAAAATACCTTCAGAATATACATTTCCCATTAAGAATCTAGCAGCTTCGTTTTTATCTTTTGGGTCCATGCCACTAAAGTAATATTTAATTCTTCCCGCAGCATAATCCAATAGTTGTGAATCCCCCTTATTCAATAAATTTTTTACACCATCAAAAACCCAATTTCTTATCTTAAAGATATACGTATTTTCTACATGAAATTTATGAATTAATTCAGTCACAGTTTTATAAATTAAAGCATAGTCATGTGTTTTATCAACTTCAGTAGACTTTATTAACCACTTAAAAATCTCTGGAACTTTATTTGTATCTAAATTTTTTTCGATATTTATTTTAGTTCCATACATTTTTAAATTTCTTTCAAATGCTTTTTTATTTACCTCTCCCGCTTTCTTATTCTTAAGAGAATATTGCACTCTAAAATATTGAATCAACTCGTCTGGATTTAATTTATTTAATTCGCCTAAAGTAGAATTTACAAAATCTTGTTCTTGAGGGGTTAATTTTCCTTTAAGTTTAGTTTTATACGCTGCGTATTGCCTTCTCAGAGTATTCTCATCAACTTGTTGTGTGGGAGCTCTCTCTTCAGTTAAGTAATATTTTCCCTGCTTAGGGCCAACTTTAATTTGCACTCCTTTAGGAGGTTTTTGGCCTTTTTTTGGATCAAAATATTTCTTTTCAGCTTTAGCTAAAAATTCATCTATTTGATTATATAGCTCAGTTACAGTTATGTCCATATTCTATGCTCAGTTTAATAATTTTCCATATATCTATTATATAAAAATCCCAACATTTTTGTTCGACTAAATTATTTCTTCTTTTTCCCAAAAATCTAAAAGCTTCTCTGGAATTTTAACACCAATCTTTTTCCCAGAAGAGTCTTTAACTTCATTATTTTGTCTAATTTTTTCTCTTTTTTCTTTAATTTTATTTGGCCCATCTGTTGGGCTATCTTCTAATGCAGCACGTAAATGATTAGCTAGTATTTCTAAAGTTATCACGTGCCGTATTGTTCCACGAAGATTTCCTTTGTCATCTCTATCTTCGAATTCTTCTAAATATATGTCGTCATTTGGAAGAATCTTTGGGCAAGATGTTCTCCCATTTAATTTCTGTCTTATAATTTCTTCGGCTTTCACAATAACTCCCTATTTAGTTTGAATACCGCTATAGGATAGACTTTTGGCACTAAGCGCAGGATTGTATAGTAATAGATATACAGCATTATTAATTAGCGTAGGCTTACCTGCTAGCCAAGTTAAAGATTCGCTATTATAACTCATAACAGATGCAGAGGATACGCCGTCGTAGATAAGAATATCCATATTTGGAGTACCATCTGGAGCAGTGCCTATCCAGTCCTCACTACCGGCACATAGAATCATAGCTTCTACTCCGGCAGCAGGCTGATATGTCAGATAGGCTAAAGTGCTTATACTCTGGATTGATACTACTACATCGCCTTTAGACATAAAACTCCTTACTTTGTTTGAATGCCGGTATAGCTGAGGAAGGCAGTAAGTCCATTCTCATTGAGAACTCTGAGATATACTGAGTTATTAATCGCTACAGGTCTGCGCATGAATATTACCGCAGCCTGTCCTAAACCGGCAGACTTATATAAGGTAGAGAACAGACTGCCATTATATAGATTAACCATCACGTCAGGCATCTTATTTGGGGTAGAACCAGCAAATGCTCCACTACCAATTGCAGTTATAAGAGCTTCTACTCCAGCAGAAGGCTGATACGTTAGATTTGCTCCTGCTGCTATAGAGGCTTTATTACTAACTACGTCACCTTTAGCCATTTATTTACCCCGCTAATCCTAAAATAAGGCCATTTACCCAATTACTAAGATCGACATAATCACCAGCGTTTTCAGAAACTTTAAATACTTTAGCTGTACTATCAAAATATATTTTCCCAGTTCCAGAGGCTGATACTGCTGGGGCCGCTATTTCATTCATTATAAAAATATGAGAAGACAATGTTAGTTGCCCAGTAGAACTTATTGTAGTATTTTTTTGGAATTGGAATGTAGAACTTACAGCATTAGTCCAAATAAGTTGACTAACACTCTCAGCATTAAATTGAAAATTCCCAAAAGCATGGTCATAGAGAATATACCCAGCATCGTTGTCTGAGGGTCTTCCAAAGACAAATCCAGCATAGGAAGAATTTGGAGAAAGTATAGTAACTAAAGAATTTGAACTATTTTCAACTGTTAAAATTGTGCCAGTTGGTGCTGTAACCGTACCAGCTGTAGCTAAATGAACATGCAATATGGAGTCTGCTGCAGCCCCAGCAGTATTTCCTATTAGAACTTCACCCGTATCTTTTATCCAAAGTCTAGCAATACCCGCAGTATTGTCATATATTTGAAAATTTGCATTTCCAGTAGATAACCCCATATAATATTCCCGATTAGGCGTATAACAACGAACACCCGCATACCCAGTGACAGCATCACTACTTTGAATATACAATCTGCTATCAGACTGAAATCTAAATTTTTCAGCCAATGCTGCACCAGTAACTTTATGCCTAAATACAACATCAGCTTCTTCACTTCCAGAAGTAGCATTTGACCAAATAATATCCATAGAAAAAGCTTCTTCAGCTGCATTGTTTGCAGAATCTTCTAATAACCATAGATTCCTAATACCAAAATTATTAGCAACTGTTCCAGTAGAAGTATGAGTAAAATTAATAAAAGTAGTAGTGGTGTTTGTAATAGCGTCTTCTATTGTCAAATTGAATGGCGGCGTAACTCCACCTACAGGTAAAACACCCGTCCAACCCGCAGAAGCCAAATTTTGAAATTGCCCAATACTCGCACTTTTTGCAGTATCTCGCATATGATTAATTATCTTATTTTCGTAAAAACCACTCATTTTCTAATATTCCAAGCCAGAATATCCTTTTTTCAATTCTAACACTTTAATTCTAGACATTGATTCCGGTTCAGAATAAAATACTTCAGTAACTATCATATCAGAATCTAAGCTAAAATTATCATTCTTAACTTTTATAGTATGACCGGGTCTTACTAGATACCAAACAGAATCTTTTTTAAAAGTAGGTAACCACGGTATCCCAAATTCGCCTCTTAAAATTCCATTTGATTGACCCTGTTGAGAAATATACGCAGTAGAATTTTGTTGTGCAACAGAACTTGTCTTAACTTCATATAAATAAATATGTGTTTCTTGCTCTTTTTTTAAAGCTGTTTTAACAGCACTTTGAGAAGCAGTCTCTTCTTCAGCTATCTCAGTCGCATTTTCTGAATAATGCGTTACGACTTCTGATAAAAGTTCTACTGGATATTTAGAAAAGTTGTAATCTTGCAACATTGGCTTTATGGCATCAGCAAAAGAACCTCTAAATTCTACAGTTAGTCCAGATACTCCCGCATCTTTTATATAAACTATTCCACCTATGGGAAAAATTTGGCCCGCGCCAGTAGAAACATTACTAATTCTAAATCTTATTGTGTATAGTCCCGCTTGAGTCGTCCAATCACTTGGCATATCCCAACTTATTTCGCAATTGCCAGAAACTGTATATTCGCTAGAATTATCAACAACACCACTTAATGCTACATAACTACCATTCCAATATTCATAGTTCAATGTCCAATTACCTGCACCTTTAACTCCAACTGTACTAATATCTAAAATTATTCTATTGAATTTATATGGCAAATGGAATAAATAAGCAGTATTATTGACCATAGATTGTATCAAAATCATGTCGTTAAGAGTAAGATTAGACGCCTCTGTAGTCTCGTCTGTATACACATCTATGACAGCGTCATAAGATTGCACTAAGCCACTTAATCCCTGAAAAGTGCTATAAATATTTGCATTAACTCCAACATTAGAAAATCCAGTATAATTATCTCTGGGGAAATAATACAATTTTGTGGGTAATAATGCGCTAGTTGTAGCATCTCCAATATAGTTTGCTCTCTGATTATCTGTGAAAAAATAAAAGCCATAATCTATAGGTGTGACAACATTATATTTATCAAATCTAGCTAATTTGTTAAAAGCCTCAGTTGCATCAACTTTACTTCTTAAATAATTTATACTACTTGTAGCAATAGTGTCATAAGAAGCAACAAACCAGTCATTAGTTCTCCACGTCCTTTTGCCTAATGGCGCGGTCCCTAATCCCGCTCCAACACTAGTTACTCTAAATCTCACCCAATATTTTACAACACCATTAATTGTAGTTGGACTCCAAGTTCCTGGAATATCCCAAGTAATAGTGTTTTCGCCTGTTGGTGAATATTTAAAAGCTGCTGGATTTATATTAGAGAGAGCTGTCCATCCAGTAGTAAAATCAAAATATTCATAAGCCATAGTTAAATTTGCTGGAGTTCCTGTAGCCGTAGAAATATCTATAATCAATCCGCCAAATAAATATTCCCAACCAAAATAATAGCAATCGTCAACAGCATTTATATCTGTAGAAGAAATTAATTCCATATCATCAATAGTATCATTACAAGCAAAAGAAGTTTCATTAGTATATATAACTGCACTCGCATCATAAGCAAAAATAATATCAAAATTTGTAACGTCTAAAATTTGTGTATTTGCTGTAATAGAGGGTATTTCCCATTGAAAAGCTCTTTTAATAACATTGCTAAGTCCTGTTTCCATAGAATAACTATCATTTAAAGAATATGAAGATATTTTATTTAGCATGTCTTTAGCTGTTACTCTAATTATATGACCACTTTCAATAAATTGACTTTCAACATGACTAACTAAGCCAAAAAAGAATTTTAATTGACCCGCAGTTTGTTTTTCTTCTGCATAAATATATTGGCCTACTCGGTATCTATTCCCACTATCAGATGGGTCGCCAGATATTTGTATAGCGTTATTAGAATCTGGAACTATAAACTCTAAAATCCTTGGAGAATTTATAGACTCAAAAAAATTGAAACTAGACCAACTCTCTTCTTCCACCCAAGAATTGGCGCTATCATAGTAATATATTGAACTTTTTGTAGTACTTCCGGACTCAGACAAAGAATATTGTATTTCATTTACCCATTTACAATTAATTGTAATACCAGTTACTGGAGTAATTTGATAATTAATTAAATCACCTACATCAATAACATCACTATGAGTAGTATCTTCAAAAATTCCAGTAACTCCAGCAGTAATACTCACAACAAGATTACCGTTGTTAGAATTTATTCTAGTTCGTATTTCACCATCAGAAACAGCTGTATTTACTGCAACTTCTACCCCAAGATTACTTAATGTGATAGCAGTCATACATTTTGTTTGAGCATGCGCTTCAGTTGTTATCTTATAACCATTCTGAAAATATCCTTCTACATGTTCATAAAAAGTTGCCCCTGTAGTTAATGCACCTTGTCCGCCATTAACTAAGATACGAGATGTGGAAGATATGTCCATAATAATAGTGGGATAATAAGCTACAGAACCATTTGGACAATCTAGTGAGTAATTAAGATCATCTCCACTAGTTATAGAATCTGTATGCGTTGTGTCTTCAAACCAACCCGTTAAACTACCATTGATTGTTATTACTTGATTTCCATCTGTTCCATTTTTTCTCAATCTCCAAATACTTCCGACAACATCTGCATTAGAAGAAACATATATTCGCATATTAGCTAAAGTAGCAGAAAACCTGAATCTTACTTTTGACCCCGCTTCAGCTCCATAATAGTCATCAATATATCCCGCGATTGGAAGATAGAGGCGTGTATATCCCCCAAACGGATTATTGGGGGCATTATTTATTACTATGAATGAAGTATTATTCGTAGCTTCTAAGTTCCAACTTGATGTTGTTACTTTTATCGTGCCAGATCCTGCGTCAGCGATAGCTTGATAATTGAAAAAATCCCCAGTTGATAGAATATCAGTATGAGTTAAATCTTGAAATTCGCCTGTAACCCCAGTAGTAACTGTCATTGTTTGATTTCCTGGTCCACTATTTTTACGAGAAGTAAAAACACAAGAACCAGACAGTGTATTAGATCCTATATATAAAGTCATTTTTGATACAACATAACTATCTTTTATTCTAAGTTGCACACTAGTTTCAGTAACATTATTTGCTATATCAGATATGGGAGCATAATACTTAGTGACTCCTGCGGCTACCGAAAAACCATTAGCATGGTTCCTGCCACCAGCAATTAGATATGTTGTAGACATATGTGCTTATTCTTCTTTGTCTTTATTATTATCTTTAATTTTATTTTCTTCTTGAAGTAGATTGTATCTTATTTTTGTATGACCCAAAGATTTATGCTCTAAACAAATATATGGTATAGGTTGTGGATCAGGATTAATGTATAATAAATTTACAGTTTGATTTTTTATCTTTGAAAGTTCAGTTTGATAATCTTCAGAATTTAATTCAGTTGCAGAAGCTTTTATTTTTAGTTCTTTTATTCTCCTATCTGCTTCTGCTAATAATATATTATACCAGTCTTTTAATTGTGAATATTTATCTGCAGATCTTACATTAACATCAGAACGCAAAGTTCTTAACTTATCTAGTTGCTCTTCTATTAAAGCATCATGAAACTTCTGCGCTTCCTTTGGTGAACAATATTCTTGACTGTCAGATACTTTATCATCAAAAATAATTTGCGCTTGACAACCACACTTACTAAAAGTAATCATTCCAGCATGATTTTTCATATATTTATACCCCTTTTATCTTATTAAGTAACATTTGTTGGTTCATTAGTTGAACATCTAAAAACTAAGTTAAAAGCGTATCTATCTTCTAAGCCACTTTCTTGTGATAAATCTAATGATTCAACTTGCCCAGTATATTTTTTATAAGACCCGGGAACATCGCTTCTTAAAGGTATTTGTAGAATAGGAGTGTATATATCCCAAGTAGATACAGCTTGTCGTAATTCATCTGCAGAATCACTGCCCGTCTTATCATTGTCTACAAAACCACTTACAAAAAACACCGTAACTAACTGATATAAATCTATTACAAGCACAGGTCTTGTTCCAGACCCGTCTGTTTTTCCAGGTAATGGACTTTGAAGAGGATATCTTTTAAGAGAAATTCTATAATTAGAAGCTTTCAAATTAAAAGTTCTTCCACCAGTAGCTGTTAAAATCACATTTACAGCCAATTAAATACCTCTTAATTTAAAATTCAAATTATTTAGAAATACTCTTTGAACTTCATTACCCACAAAAGTGGGATCAATATTGCTCGCAGTTATATTAAAATTATTCTGAATATTTGCAGAAGTATTTTTAATATTACTTGTTTTATAACTTTGAGGAATAGAGGGAATATTTTGTGAAAGCATACTTCTTGGCAATTTAATATTCTCTTTTATTATAGGATTAGTCTTCAATAATCCCTTTTCTTTTATCACATTAATAGCTTCAGAGATATTGCTTAATAAACTATTAGTAGTCAAACTATTTCCACCCGTCAGCTTATTTTGTGCATTACCTCTTTCATTGAAAATATTTTTTGATTCTGCTATATTCCTATTATTTGTATAGTTTTTAACATTAGTTACATTTGTATTATTTTCAGCATTTTTTACGTTATCTATATATCTGTTAGCTGTAAAGTTCTTATTGACGCTACTGTTTATATTACGCACGTTGTCTATATTTTTGATTACTTGATTATTAAGGCCTAGATACTAGGCCATTGAAATTTCCAGTTATAGTTGGAACTTTCTAAACTAAATAAACTTATCGGAGGTTAAAATGAAATTCAATCCTGTTAGATATAGCTCTGCCGTCGGAGAAAGTTGGCACCATTTTTCATCAAAAACAAAATATTGTCATCCAATTTTTAATATTAAAGAAGTTCGCGAAGAATGTTACAAACTTTTAATAGAAGCATTTGAAAGAAATAAAATAAGGTACGAAGAGATTGGTTTCGACGATAACCATTTTCATGCAATAGTTGATTTGGGGCTTTATAGCAGGCCACAACTTGCAAAATTAGTTAGAGGTTATGTTGGCAAGAAACTTTTAGAGAGGTTTCCGTCGGTAAAACAAAAATATTTTTACGGAAGTGGTTTGTGGAATCCTACTTATTATCTTGAATCCGTCGGTAAAAACAGATTTTATCAAAAGTTACATAAGGAAGCAAAGATATTGCTCTGGACTTCAAACAAAACTAAATGATTTTTTCTGATTAACTTCATGCCACCAGTCTGTGACTGGTGGTTCTTGACTTTGAAAAAAATATAAAAAATAATCAAAAG